GTTTGAATTCTTCAGACGTTAACCACCTCGGTGTAGCTTGAAGTTTGGCAGCTCTCCGTTTTGCGTTTATAGCATTAAGTTTTGCTGGATTATTTTTATGATAGAGTCTCACCTGTTCGGCAAGATATTCCTTATTAGCCTCACGATAATGCTTCATTTGACCAACAAGATGTTCTTTGTTGGTTTCATGGTATTGCTTGTTGTATTCAGCAATGTGTTCTTTATTAGATTCTCTGTACTGCTTTTCGTATTCTAAACGAGCAATTTTATTAGCTTCACGATAAGTCTCGTTGTACTCAGAAATATGTTCTTTGTTAGATTCTTTGTACTGCTTTTTGTAGTTATAAATCTTTTCTTTATTAGCAATCTTATATTGATTTACACAAGACTTACACTGGCTGCTATGACCATCTTTTTTAGACTTATTCTTAGCAAAATCACTAAGCAAATGTAGGTCTTTGCAAGTTTTACAAATTTTATACATTTTTTAATCCCTCGGTTGGATTTGAATAGGTATTCCTAGTTATGAACCGACATAACAGAGCTTGCAGACTCTTTTCGGAATGTAAGTATCGCACTGCAATGCGACTGCAAGTTTTCTAACATTAATCTTGAATTATAACATAAGATTTGTTACAACGCAAGACTAATGTTAGATGCCTCCGCGAAGAGGCAATCTAATTATCTAACGATTAGTTAGAAGTTGTCAATTGAACAACAGCTTGAGGTCTACGGATTAGGTTCAAGAAGTTTGCTTCAGATTGAATTTGGATTTCGCTATCCTTAGGGTCTTTGTAGGTAAAGACATAGGCTTGCTCACCGATAGTATTCACATGACTAAATTTATTAGCAGGTGAGAAATAAGTCTTGAACATATCAGTAGTACCTTGTGGTAGCATGTAAGCTTCACCAGCAGGAATCAAAGCTGTACCGTTGTAAGAACCACGGTATTCAACATACTCAACACCACCGTGTACGAAACGGCGATAGACACCAGAACCTAGACGGTTACGTAGTGGCTCTTGAGTGCTTGTGTAATACTTGTAAGCTTCTTTAACAGTAGCGTGGTTGATCAACTTGCCGAAGAAAGCAGGTGAGCAAAGTACTATGATGTTGCTAACGACTTCACCGCTTTGGATGGTGTCTTGAATGTGAGCAATACCTTCTTCTGACTTAGCGTTTAGGTCAGTAGTAGTAGTACCTAGTACGAAGTCGATTGACTTACGTGTGATGCCGAAGTCTGTGTAGAAGTTACCAGATACAGTACCGTTAGGAGCGTAGATAGCGCCAGTAGTGATTGCATAGGCACGAGCAGCTTCTAGAGTCACTGAGTGGTTCATGCGAATACGCTCAAGCTTACGAGCGATAACAGCAGCTTCAGTTTCAGCTTGATCAGCGGAACCGTAAGCACGTTTACCTTGGACATCTTCTGGCTTAACAGCGTCATCCATTGGGAAGTGAGGGATAGGGAATGAACGTAGAGCACGAGTATCGCTCTTAGCTACGTTGTTACGCTCACCACGGACCTTATCGGTAACTAGACCGAGAGTGCCTTCATTGGATTCAACGGTAACGCTGTGTTGAGCTACGCCTTCTTCACCGAATAGACCCAATTCATTGATCAAGCCCCACTTATTAGGAACTAAGAGTAGTTCTTCTGTGTAATCGACTAGTTCAAATGGTTTTTCAAAACTACGAGTTTGCATTATAATTTCCTTGTTTTATTGTAGGTTATCTATTAGATATTAGACTGCATCGTTGCAGAGAATACCTTTAGCTTCTAGAGCAGCGTATACAGCAGCTTTCTCAGCATCTAGGTTGTATGTAGCATCTAGAACTAGACCGTCCTTTGATACAATAGCAGGACCACGAACTAGGCATAGAACCTTAGTGTCAGTGGTAGCAGCAACGGTTTGTTCAACCATTACGATAGCGTCAGCGACTTCTGAACCATCTTCAGCGGTTTGTACAGCAATTTTGTATTTACCGCCAGTAGTTACCTTACCTAGAACAGTACCGGGAACTAGAGCAGCAGCAGTACCATTATAGGTAACAGCTACACGGCAGTAGGCAGACTCAGGGAAGAGTTCTTGTTTGACAACGTTAGAAAGACGTTTTGCTTCTGTTGCGATTAGTGGCATTTTAATTTCCTTTATATTACTTAGTTACTTGCTTGGCTTTAAGTAATTTTGCCACAGCAGATTCTTTAACAGCAGGTTCTTCTTGAGTAGAAGCACCCTTTTCTACGAACATCTCAGAAGTTTCTACAGTGGTCATCATTGCTTCCATAGCAGCGAGAAACGCAGTAAAATCATCTTCGGATTCTAGTGATAGAGCAGCCTTAGTGATTGCTTCTACCTTGCTTTCGTCTTTCACGATAGCTTTAACTTTTTCAGTTTTTGCTTTATTGACAGCTTCTTTTTGAGCAGCTTCAAATGCAGCGATTGTTTCGAGAGCTTTTTGTAGTTGTACCTTTTGCTCGTCTAGAGCTTTTTGCACAAGTTCAAACTGAGCTTTCTCAACGGTTTCGACTTTTACTTCGTCTTCCATCTTAGATTTCTCCAATTCTTCTTTGTTAACAGAGGTAGACACCCCTTCAATATTCTCAACGCCAGCGTTTGTTGAGGTATCATTACCGTCTGCAAGAGCAGCAGGTTCAGATTCTTGTGTTAGAGACTTTTGTACTTTACTAAGAGTACCCGCTTTGTGACCAACCATTGTATCAGTAGGTTCACCATCTCTGTATAACTTAATCATAACGGCAGGATTTTGTTCAGTGCCATTCAAAGTAAATTCTGTGTCGGGAACTTGCATTTTACCATCAGTTACGATCTTGGTAACTTTGCCTGTTGCCTTACCGCCGCTGGAATTCCATGCTACCATGTCACCAACTTTAGGCTTATATGCTTTTTCTAGTTCTTCAAATGCTTTTTCAATCAGAGCTTGATCATTGAGCATTGCAAGGTATTCTGTTTCATCTAACTCAGATAGAACTTCAGACAAAGCGTCTGCATCGTTAGCAGACTTTAAAACTTCAAAAGCTTCTAACTTAGATTGAATGTAATCTTCGTAGTAATCTTTAGATTCTTCAATCTTGGATTCTTCTACTTCAGGTTTCTCATAACCCATCATACGAGCTAGAACTTCTGCGTCTTCGTGATATACAGAGAAGAACTTACGCAAGAAATCAGGTAGTTCCATAGTTACACGAACTTGTTGCATCTTTTGTACAAACTCTTCGCTAAACTTATTAGCTTTTAATACAAGTGCATAATCGTGAGTATTAGCTGGACCACCTTGTGATTTAGAAGTAAGTGCTACATGAGCACCATCTTTCTCAAAACTAATATCAGATAGCTTTCTTTTAGCTTTACGTTGTGTTGCCATTATTCATCCTCTTCGATTGATTCAACAGATGCTAACGCACCAATACTCAAACCATTGATTTCACCAGACTTGATTAATTCCCAAAGATTGTCATCTAAGGATTGAATAGTTGCTAACCAAGTACCTTTTTTTACAAATTTATCACCTAGCACAAAATCGCTAGGGCAGCAGTAGCTTTCACAGAACTCAAAAGTATCGGTTTCAACTAAGTGAAATAGATTAGCTTTCATGCTGTATTTATTAAAGTTATGACAAGCCTTACGAACTTCAGCTTCACTGGTTACATCACCGTGAGCATCAACTTCTTCTGGAACCATTACGATAAAAGTAGCTTGCTTTAATTCTTCATCAACTGCTTTTGTAACGGGTAGTTTAACTCCCGGCAAGATATCCTCTGAATTAACTTCAGCATCGGTAATCTCTTTAATATAGCTTTTTAGAATATCTTCTTGTTTTAATACTCGTCTAGCAAAAGCTAAACCTGCAGAACCACCCCAAAGTAACCAAGCAATAGTACCAGCAGTTGGTCCACCATCAGATTCTTTTTTCTTAGGGTTATAATTCTTTTCATGTCTACTAAAGAAAGCATACATACGTTTGACTGTATCTAAGCTGAGATTACCATTGATAATATCTCTCGCTCTTGCTACACCAGAACCTACACCTTCACTTTTAGCTTGTGAAGCGTCTAGTCCACCACGATTCCATTTCTCTCGTAGTGCTAAACCTCTTCTAGCATTATTTCGCATTGCATCTG